TGGATCACGTTCCTCCCAGAGGAGGCCAAGCTCATTCTTGGCTCCTCTGTGTCAAAAAACCAATGCTAGACTTGATGGGGTTGTCCCCGTCCTCCACGGTGCTCAATGAGTTCGCCGAGATCCGTGAGCTATTTAAAGCTGTGGAATCAGAAAGTCTTTACTTAAAGCATTGCCAGATAAAGCCTGATATAGTCTATTCTCTACGAAAACGTATTCCAATTAGTCAAGCTCAGTTCGTTGACCCGCTTTTTGCGTCCTTTCTCAGTCAAAATCCTGGTTTGGTTCCTGACGCTGAGGTCAAATGGAATCATTCTTCTTGCGATGATGAGTCAATGGCGAAAGCTATTGCCAAGTATTGTCGCCCATTTCCTAATCCGTCTTCTGACGACCTTTTTCTTGACGATCTTGCCTTTCAGTGGGTCCTTAAAATCATTTATCCCGTCACGAAAAATTCTTACCCCATATCTCCCACGATGTCAATTCGCAATTCAGAATTGGATCGCTCTCCGGGCCCTCTTTGGAGGGACGCCTGGAAGACAAAAGAGGAGTGTGTTTTAGACCCACAGTTCTTGTCCTACTTCCACCGCTACTATGACAGCTTGTTTCAACCTCATGGTGAGTGGACTCTTTGGGGAGCATTCTTAAAGGATGAGCTCCGCCTCGAAGAGAAGGTCAAAGACAAGAATACAAGGCTGTTCATTTGTGCTCCTTCTGAGCACCACTTTGCTCTCCGCTCAGTCTCTGAAACTTTCAATGAAAAACTGATTGCCTCATCACAGGGGTTTCTGACTCCTGTAGCAGTCGGTCTCAATCCATACAACGGAGGTTTCAACCAGCTTGGTCACAATCTTGCAGAAAGGGCTTCTCGTTTCTTTGCAGATATTGGTAAGTTTGATTCTTCAGTTTACTCGCATTGGTTATTCCAATGTGCGTGGCTGAGGTATCAGTGCTTGCCAGTTTCCTTCCAAACATATGAGTACCTTTGTTGCTTTGCCAATCTTTACCGTGACATAATCTGGACTCCAGTGATGCTCCCTGACGGAAATGTAGTCATTCTTCTTCATGAACCATCCGGTCAATACAACACTGCAATTGA